TAGATCCATAAATTTATCCTGTAGCACCATCTGATTACCAGTATAAACCCATGAGTCACCATTAAAACCCCATAAGCTTACCACCAATACAAATATCTTAGTCATCCTTATAGAAGTAGCATTTTCCAGTTTCACTTACCATCAATAATTTTACACCCATTTTCTCCTGTGAATCAGAAACCTTTCTTGTAATTTTATATCCAGCAAATCTCCCTGTTTTTCTAGTGCTTTCACTCTTAACGTCTATCTTAATAATCTCACCGTTTTCTCCTAAAGCTATCAAGTCACACGGTCCAAGACCGCTGATATTATCGAAGACGTAATACTCTTGAGCTGTGAGCCACTCTATTGCTCTTAGATGATTTAGAAATCCCTTTTGATGTTTCTTATCCAATCTCGCCCCACGAAGAACCAATTTCACAATCTACTTTAGCTGGTACCCTCATCTCCACGGCATTTTCCATGATTTCCATAATCTTTTTCTTCTCCTCTTCGGTAGAAAAAGAAATATCCAACTCATCATGTACCTGGATTAAAGGGGTAATACCCTCCTTAAATACATCTATCATTGCTTTCTTCGTTTGATCGGCAGCAGAGCCTTGAATTAATCTATTCAAAGCTTTGTATGTATAAGCACGTTTAATTTTATGACCAAAACCGTACTCTATTTCAGCCTCTTTCTTTGGCATAGCTTTATGCATACCAAATGAGTTAGGTTCCCACATATCGAACCTACATTTTCTTTGTAATAATGTCTTAATAAAGCCATACTGTGAAGCTCTAGACATACTTAAATCTGTTAATTCTTTAACAAAAGGCACAGTAGAATGATAATTATTAAAAACATCCTCTATCTCCTCTTTTTCGAGCCCTAGTTCGCTCATTAGTTTTCCCTTACCCATTCCATACATCATCCCTAAATTAATTGTCTTGGCCTGTTTTCGGTCTATATCGGCCATGTCTGCAACAGTTTGATGGAAGTCTATATTACCATTGGTATATCCGTCAACCAAAGTCTTAACTCCTCTTAATGGTTGTTGTCCTTTTTTCTCCTGATTTTCGCTAATTACTGCAGCATAATGCACCAAAAGACGAGGTTCTTGCTGTGAATAGTCAAAGCATCCCCACTTCTGACCGTCTTCTGGTATAAATAATTGTCTTATTTTAGGACCAATATCGGCATTTCTAGCAGGAATCTGCTGTAAATTAGGATTTTGCATACTCAAACGTCCTGATATTGTGCCTCCTGTCTCTGATCTAAGCTGATTTACATCAGCATGTATACGTCCTTTGTGTTCATGACGGAGAATAGAATCAATAAATGTTGTTCTTGCTTTATTAAACTCTCTTGCTTTTACTATGCTTTGTGCAAACTTATGTTTGTGTGTTGCTAAAAAGTTTTTATCAAAGCTTGGTAATCCAGTAGGTGTTCTATTGTATTTTATTTTAAGTTTATCAAAAGCTTTTGCTATTGATAAAGGCGCTAGTATCTCTACCTCAAACCCACAAGTCTTGTATAAATAATCTAAAACTTCTTTCTCTGATTTCTCAAAGTCTTTTTTTATTCTATCTGCTTTTTCTAAATCTATTTTTACTCCTTGTTTTTTCATGGCAAATAAAACATTAAACAGCTCTGATTCTAAACTAAAAATACCATTTAAATTTTGTGTGCTTATTTCTCTTTGTAATACATGCCAAAGTTTTAATGTTACTGAAGCATCCTGTTCTGCGTAAGGACCGACATACATTGGAGGTAGTTTCCACATTTCACTCTTAGCATCTACACCCCATTCTTTTGCAGCTTCATATAACAAAGCTTCTGATTTTGTTTCCCCTACATACTCTTTTGATAAATCACGAAGAGAATAATTATATCTGTTTTCATTTAACAACGGAGCTGCGATCATAGTATCTATTACTTTACCGTGTACTTTTAAACCCATGGCGTCTAACCAGCCAACATCATACATAGCGTTGTGAAATACTTTATCACAAGGCAGTTCTAAGATTTCTTTTAATTGTCTTTTAAAAATTTTCTCATCAAAGTTACCACCACCCTCGTGTGCAATAGGATAGTATCCTTGCCAACCATCCACGGCCAACGCTACACCAATAACTCTTCCTTTTTTTGTAGCCCATCCTGGTCCTATACCAGAAGTTAAGCCATCATCTTTTGTTTCTAAGTCAATAGCTATTTCTTTTGCATCTGATAAATTTGGAACAGACTCTGGTGGTATCCACTCACTTGGTGTTTTGAATAAAGACGGCTGACTCACTTATCTCTTTCATTTATCTCCCCTGCAATAGAGGCATAAGCTGCTAAGTCTACATAACTGTCTGCTTTATGTGAGTGCATTAATCTAGCTACCTTAACTAAAGCCATGCACATCGCCACATCATGCGCTGATATATTTTTCTGGAGGAAAATTGACCACAATGCAGCGATGTTCTGATGATTCTTAAGTTTATCGCCATACTCATTTTGACGATCCCCTTCGACTAATTCTTTAGCTTGTTGTAAAATGTTGCTGCAAATCATTTACAACTCTTTAAACTCTCTATTTGATTTGGATGATATAAGATGCAAAGATTTTTTTGCCCTCGTAGCTCCCACATAAAACACTCTCCTTTCATCATCAATTACCTTGCTGATGTTGTTATCTACCTTGGTAGGCAAATCTTTTAATAGCATAACATTGTCTGCTTCGCCACCTTTTGATGCATGTATCGTAGAAATTTTTATATTTTTCGATTTGTGAAAATCCTGGTCTCTATCCATAGCAGAATTAATATATCGTGTTTGCTCTGCTGGTATTTTATCTAGTGCAAAATTCCATTCTGTATTCTTATCGACATTTAAACCATGCTTCACGACCAACGATTCATAGTCATATGTAACTTCATCACTGGCATTTTCTAAATTTTTAAACCCTCTTTCAATACCACTATTACCAGAAATATAATTGTAAATATCTTTTACAATCGGTAACTCAATTGGTTCATCCTGTTGTATTTTTTTCCAACCTTTGATTGCGTTCATCATTTTATCTGAAACAGAAGATCTACCTTTGTATTCATAAAAAAATCCTTTTGATTTTAAATCTTCTATAAATTGTTCTGCTATGTAATTTGTTCTTGCTAATATTAACCACGATCCATTTGTCAAATCAATTGATGGATTGAAACAAGTGCGATGATACTTTACTAAACCCTCTCTATCTTTTGGCTGCCAATCTTTTGGAACTCTATCTCTTACTTTTGTTATTAAATTATTTGCAAGTCTGTGAATTGATTTTGGAATTCTATATGATTGTTGCAACACGGTTCTCTCCCCACCGATTAGTCCAAGTCTTTTTGTGTCAGCTCCAGCCCAATCAAATATAGCTTGGTCATCATCACCAGCTACATAAGCACGTTCACAATTTCTGATTATCAATTCAACCATTTGCCATTGTATAAAACTAAGATCCTGCGCTTCATCAATGATAGCCACATCTAACTTTGGTGCATCTTTTCTTTCATTAAATTTTAAAATCATGTCTGTAAAATTTAATCTATTTTTTCTTTTCTTAAAATCTTCTATGCCTCTATCGATGTAACTTAAAAACTCAAACCCTCCTCGTATGTGTTCATCGCTTTGTAAAAAAGCTGCAGACAGAGAAATATTTTTAACTTTTGCTGTATCAATTATTTTTAAATAAGGATCTTGCGGTTGTGATATTCCTAAATCTTTTACCGTTTTGTTTGGATTAATTATATTTACTTGTAAGTAATCGGATAACTCTTTGTAATCTTTATCACCCATGACATCAGCATTCTTTAATCCTAAAAATTTAAATGCCATACTGTGTAATGTTCTAAAGTATTTTAAATCTTTTTTATCTAAACCAAATTTAACAGAGGCTCTTGCTATGGCCTCATCTGCAGCTTTGTTTGTAAAAGCAAAGTATCCTATTCTATCTGGTGGTGTCCCTTGTTGTAATTCTTTTTCAACGATGTTTAATAGATGTGTTGTCTTACCTGTACCAGGTGGACCAAATATTATATTAATCTTTTTGCTGTGCTTGTCTTGTAATATCATCTTGTATCATGATTAAGTTTAATTTTATCATCTTCAAATCATTGACTAACATTCTCTTTGTTAACTTTGATTGTTTGTTCTCGGCTTTAGCTACAAGTTGTGCAGCTATTCCTAAAGTCTCTTTAATTAGTTTTTCCATTCATCACCTCCAAGATTGTTTTTCCTATGTAGTAAGGTATCTGTGGCACCAAACTATTGCCTAATGATTTAAGTCTGTCCACCCGCTTGGGTATCCCATAAGCCACTCTACCCACGTCGGGTTCAACTGCCCAGTTGTTTTCTCTCTGCCACCTCTTAAATGTGCTACTTGATCGTTCAAACTGATTGGCATTTTCTTTTCGAGTTTCATTTTCATTCTCTTCTCGGAGCTCGGACCACGGCCCCCGTGGGCGTCTGGAGTTCGCCACAATCCAGACTCTTTCTCTTTGGTGGTTGGCGCCGATGCTCGAAGCTGAAATACTAAACGGCCTAACGGCGTAGTCTTCACTCTCCAAGTCCGAGATAACGGTGTCGAGACCGAGTTTAATGTGTCCACTAACATTTTCTCCAATAACCCAAGTTGGCCTACATTCTTTGACAAGTCTAAAATACTCTGGCCAGAGATGTCTCGGATCATCTTCACCTTTTTTTCTACCTGCGACGGAGAAAGGTTGGCAAGGGTATCCTCCAGTGATGATGTCGATGGGAAGAAGTCCATCTGCTTTGAGTCTTTCATAATTAAGTTCCTTTATATCTTCGTATTGTTTAACATGTGGCCAATGTTTTTGCAGCACTTGTCTTGGATATTGATCGATATCACAAAACGCAACTGTCTCAA